GCGGTCATCAGTGCTCGCATGGACGGCATTACGTCTAGGTTAGTGATAGCCTCAGTAACCCCTGTTACGTCCTCACCCTTGAGGCTACCACGGTCTATCCAAAACTGTACGTAGCGATTAACTGTTTCTTCCCAAGTCTCCCGGCGTTGCTCCTCTGGCAAGTACCTAGCGTACCGTGACTTGTGTATGTACTGTTGGTATGCGTCCATCTATTCTGTTACTCCTAGTGTCTCGTTAATGATTGCCTGTGATGCTAACTGTAGTAGCATGTACACCCCATCAGGGTACTCTTCGTTGGACGCTACTTCAAACATCTGACCGTCCTCGTACATCACAACGACTACCTTAGGTTTGTTACCTGCAGTCTCCTGTATCTGAGCCTTAGCTGCAAACGCAGTCAGAAACTCAGCCGTTGTTATCTCTTTTTCTTCTGTGTCTCTACCAAACTTCCCTTCTATGATCTTCACAAGGCAACCTCCTTGATGAGCCAATCTAGGTAGACACGAGCCTTCCGTAGATCCTCTATACCGTTCTTGTACTCGTAACGCCACAGGTACTTCAGACAGTTTCCCTTTAGGTATCCCTTGTACTCTTGTGGGTGCATAGACGCCTTGATTGCTTCAATGGCCTCAATAGCTCCCTTGTTGTAGTGATCTGGTTGTTCCACAGGATCGTGCTTGTCCTGCGGGTGATACAGTTTGCCTGTGAATGTCTTAGACATCCAATCCCACTCCTCTCTAGTAATTTCGTCTATGGACCTGCTTTCCTGATGGTTCTTACGTAGCTTCTCACAGTCTTTTTCAAACTTTGCACAGTCGTCTTCAGTCATGTTCCATTCATTCTGCATATTCTTCCTCTAGCTCCTCTTGAAATTCGTCGAGTCTGCGTATGAGTTTATCCTCAAATCTGTCCAGTAGTTCCTCCGCAGATATTTGTAGTGCTTCCAGAAGATCGTCGGGGTCGTACAACCGCAACAAACGCTCCTTAATTTCTTCTAGTGTCAGAGACATAATCAACCAACTCCTTAAGTGTATCTATATTGTACCATAGAATATTGTGTTTGTCACACCATTCAGCCATAGTAAGTTTGGTACTTTTACTCACTTTCTGATTAGGCTTCATCAGTACAAATATGAGTTCCTGTGATTCCGTGAGGCAGTTAGAGACCGCACGATACTTCTGCGTGTCTCCTGCACGAAAGTATCCTTTGCACTCAATGAGGTAATCTCGTCCGTTACGCTCGTAGACAAAATCCGGTGTATACCTTCGTTCGATCCGGTAGTCCACTTGGAACGGTTCGTAGCTAAAGCCAAATGGTTGTAACTTCTGTGCGACATCTTCTTCAAACCCCGATCTAAAGTTGCTGTGCTTGGATTTCCGTGACCTTCGGCTCATTGAACACCTCTGTTAAATATCTGGGACCACTTGAGTACAGGAAAGTTCTTACTTCGGGCCAGCAGGTAAACTTGTAGGGACAGTAAGAACAACCAGTGGCGAGCTTTTGATTTCCACTTTTGCCGTCTGGTACGGTCTCGTGACAAACTTCGGGCCACTCTGGTTGCTCTACGATCTTTTTTACGCGTTCAATATGCTCCTCTATGTCGTAAGAAATCTTGTCGTACACCGGAGCCTGCGTGTCTGCAGAGTCGTACATGAGGTACGTTAGGTGTCCGTTCTGTTTGTCCATCGCTAACCAACCAAACGATGTTTCACCTTCGGCGTGTGCGTACCCTTTAATTTGAGCAACGTAACCAAACGGGTCATCGTAAGCCAGAGTTCCATCTTTGAATTTCTTAAACCCAAAAGTGGAAGTGCTCTTAACATCAGTGACAACACCGTCAATTTTGCAATCCATAGAGCCTGTAATACCCGCAACTTCACATTTCTTTTGTTCATCAGTAACCTTGTGTCCAGAGAGCCTAGTGAGGAACAACAGCATTTCCTCTATCAAGTGCCCGTACATGAATTTTACGTGAGTGTTAGGAGTTAATTCTTCCTGTACGTCAGAGTTATTAACTACGTTCCAGAGATACCTGTCGTCGCGCCCTATGTTAGACATTCGTAGCTTACGTCCGTCACGTTTCTCTGTGAACAGGTTGGTCATAAGACGTTTGCAGCCTTCGCCAAAGTTTTCTATCTCTTCGTAGAGATCAACACCATCAGGCACTTCCTTGGAAGCAACCACAGCGTAGATGTCGTCTACGAGATTGTATATGTCATTGTTCATTCTCTTTCCTTAGCGTGTTCTGTTCGATGACAGTTAGAGCAGAGCAGGACACATTTCTCTACTTCTATCTTTACTTTTGCCCACGAATGGTGAGCAATCTTCGACACACCTATGTCCTTCTGTGTCGGGTCCGTGTGGTGTAGGTCGTAGATAGGGTACTCTGACTCTATGCCGCACACGGAGCACTTGCGCCCTCCAAAGTGTTCAAATATTTTGTTCCAGTTCTCCTTCCGTTTTGCTTTATACCTTAGTGGGTTTCTGCCCATGTGTCACCAACCTTGTATTCTCCGTCGAGAGGACACCGGAGGTCAAATGAAAGGCCAGCCGCCTTGATGCACTCGACTGCAAGCCACCCGTACTTCTCTGCTTGTTCTGTAACCACCTCCGATTGTATCTCGTCATGCACGTTCCCTATGAATTTGTAGTCAATCTTGTGTTGCGTTGCGTAGTGATCTAAGTGTACGAGAGCCTTCTTCATAACGATAGCACCTGCTGCCTGTAGTAAGGTATTCAGTGCACTATGTTCTGACCTGACCCAGAGTTTTCTTCCGTCGAGTCCAACGAGATGACCTTTCCTAGACGCTTCTCCAACTCGTTCTCGTAGAGCTTCAAGAGAAGGTGTGTTTCGTAGAAAGCGCCTCCTAAGTTTACTGCCGTCTCCTGCAGTTCCTCCGACGATGCTTCCAATCTTTGCGTCTCCCGCTCCGTAGAGGAAAGCATAGATGAAAGTCTTTGCCTGAGGTCGTGTTGCAAGTCCTGCAGCAACTTGATTTCTGGTGTGAATGTCTTCTCTAAGTAGGACATTAGTAAACTCCTCGTCTCCCATGTAGTGAGCCAACATACGTAGCTCTAGTCCACTAGCGTCAACACCCACTAGCCTGCGTCCCTCTGGTACAATCCAGCAGTCACGGCACTCCTTGCCAAACTGTGAGTTAACTGAAGGAACCTGTGCCATGTTTGGGGTCTGGTGCGTCATGCGTCCGGTAACTGCACCGTTTGTTGTAACCCTGCCGTGTACTCTGCCGTCGTCCTTAACGTGCTCTATCCAAGAGGAGACCTGAGCGTAACGCTTCTGTAACAACAGGTACTCTAAGACCTGCATAGCCTCCGGTATATGTTTGTTCTCCTCAAGGGTCTTCTCGTCCACCTGCGGCCTACCTGACGGCGTGAGTTCCGACCATATCGCACCCTTAGCTTCAAGTCGTTCAGCCACTTGTTGACGCGAACCGGGGTTGAATACCGTAACCTTATCCTTAAGGCGCTTGCCTGTCTTCTCAGACCACCTTTCCTCAACAATCGGTGGGAACACCCTCTGGAGTTCTTCCTCAATAGCATACATACTCTCCTTGAACCTAGCGCACAGCGTGTGGCACAGGCGTTGATCTAGTAGCCACCCGTTGTTCACCTGTCCCTGTATGATCCACTGCACCTCGTGCTCTAGGTCTTGTGACGCCTTTGAGAAACCGTCGAGTTCCACACGTAGTCTCTTGTACACCGCCTCAGTCAACTCTACGTCACGTATGCAGTAGTCGATCATGGCAGGAGTCAACCTAGTCCAGTCCTCGTAGTCTCCCTTGGCGTAGCCTAAGATGTTTCCCCAGTTACGTAGAGAGTGTCCACCAGACCTGCTAGGGTCAGCAAGCCTAGAGAGGACTAGAGTGTCAGTGACCATGCTCCTGTCAAAAGTAAAGTTCCAAAGACGCTCAACCACAGGAACATCAAAGCCAATTCCGTTGTGGAATATAAAGTTAGCCGGCGCTTTGCGAGCCACGTAATCCTTGAAATCTTGTTCATTGCATATTACCTCACTTTCTCCGTTGTGTAGACAGACAGCACACCAGATAACACTAGGGTCTAGTCCATCGGTCTCTATGTCACAGTAGACTAAGTTCATTTGTTAACTCTTCTATAGGTAAGTTATAACAGTCGGCTCTAACGATGTATCCGTTGTCTCCGTCTTGTTCTCCCTTTTTTAGAAACCTAGCCCTGCTAAAGTAATCATCTTTTTCACAGTCACCTAGTATATATATTGTACCATCTTTCATACATCTTGTGAAGACGTAGAAATCACACTTCTGGTGAGTAGAGGTTGAAGCTATGCTGCAATCGTAATACTTTTTAGGGATTACTGTTGTTCGTTTTGTTTTAACATCTACGGTTTTACCATTAGACAGTACCATGTCGTAATCTTTGGTTGGTGATCCGTCTATTCCTAGTAAGTCAGCGACAACAATTTCTCCTAAAAACCCTGCGGCGTTACCTTCTCCTCGTGTTATGCTGTTCCGTATGCTGCCCATTTGTTTAGCCATTTTGTGAGCAAGGCGCTTCTGTTCATCTGTAGGAATAACGGTTCTCAAAACTCAGTCTCCGGTGGCGTAGGGTTAGCACACTCGTGGATACGTCCAGTAAACTTGTCGTACCGTAGCCAGCAGGCAGGTCCAGTTTCACCAGAGTACCGGTTCTTTAGTATCCTAACCGTCGTAGTGTTCCTCGTGTCCTCGTCTGGGTTCTGCTGGTCACGCTCCATGCCGATGACGATATCGGATAGCTGTGCGATACTCTGGCTACCCCTGAGGTCCTGTAGGCTGATTCTGCCTCCGTCCTCGTGTGCTGTACCAGAGCTACGACGTAGGTGCGACACTAGGAACAAAGTGATTCCTGTCTCTGCCACCAGAGTCCTAAGCTTGGTCATGATCTCGTCTATGGCTTTCCGTTCGTCCCCGTTCTCTTGAGAAGAAACCACGATGGACAGGTGGTCGAGTATGATATATCGGCAGTCACAGGCCTTTGCCATGTGCCGTACTCTTGAAAGAAGCTCGTCGGCAGACGTTGATCCCCAGTGATCGAACAGGTAGTAACGTCCAGAGCCCATTGTTGCTTCCCAGTGAGGTCTAAGGTCATCAATAGGCGAGTCTTCCTCCAGATGGAGTCTCCTAGATGATGCCACAGACATGATTCCCAGAGCTGTCGTTGCAACGTCCTCCTCCAGTGCAAGTACACCGATGTTGGCGTCTGTGCGTTGGAGCAGATCGTACTCAAGTTCTCTGATAAACTGGGACTTTCCCATACCACTACCGCTGGTGATAGTGACAAGTTCGTAAGGCCTGTGTCCTCT